TATGCCCCTGTGGAGCATGCTGCACGCACATCAGCGCGTAGCGCGGATCCGCGATCTCGAGGAGTTCGGCTACATCTCCGAGAAAGACAACATCGCAATCCGTGAACAGCGCCCAGCCCGTTTGTGCCAGAAGCGGCACCAGGAACCGCGATATCGCAAACTCCGTGGAGGCCGGCGCATTGCTCGGCAAGTCGTACCGATGCCCGCGCAAGTCAGTCGGCCGACGCAGCAGGCCACAGGCCGCGAGCCGTGTGATTTCAAGCGGCGTCACCTCGAGCGGGATGGATGCGCGGCGGCGCAGGCTCGCTTCGGCTACGCGGTAGGCTTCCGGCTCGCGCGAATCGGCACCGATGTAGACTTTCACGCGACCCCCGCATAGTGCTTCATCAGGTCCTTACGGTTGCCCTTCAAATGAAGGATCGCCTTCTGTGAAACATCCTCGCCCGCTTCATTGGGCGACCAGTTCCAGACATCGCAAGGGAGTTGGCGGACAACAAGCGGCGATCCGTGATCGCCGATGGCCCAGCTGATGCGGACTTCCTTATCCGCAGTTCCTTCAGGCGGAGGAGCGCCAACCAGCTCGGACAGCGCCAGCTGATTGCCGTACCAGTCCTGATTACGCTTTGTCATCTGCAGAATGCGCGCACGCATCCAGTAGAACGCCTCGAGGACTTCCGGGCAGACGTGCGCGCCGACGACGCCATAGTTGTACGGCTGCAGGATCGCCATATCTCGATCGCCGTTCACATCCGGGCGCCAAGTGACGAAGAGCCTGGGATACAGTGCCCAGGCAAATGGCCTCAACACCAGCGTGTCGGCATCCAGGAAGAGCACCCGATCACCGCGCATCAGGTAGTTCAGCACCAGAATCTGTGCATCGAGATTAGCCACCATCGCCGGCCGGCCACCTGGCAGGACGTGGCGCACGTTCGTTCCGTGCGGGAATGGCGTATGCGGATCGTCGGTGACGACATGGACCTTGGCCCAGGCATCCACGCGCTGGACGCTCTCGATCGACATCGCTGCGAGCTCGGAAAACTCAGCGCCACGGATCCAGTAAACGTAGTGCGTTTTCTGGGTCATGCCGCAAGCCTCACGTCCGCGTCTTTCTGTACGACCCATACCGAATCCGGACACACCGCGACTCGAATCAGAGGAAATGCCTTTGCTACCGCCCGCATGACACCAGGGAAGTTGTGTTGGTAATCATGCCCGCAGAGGATTCCGCCATCGCGAACGAGCGGCCACCAGGCTTTGATATCGGCCAGTGCGTTGTCGTAGTCGTGGCCGGCATCGATGAAGACCATGTCGGGATAGCCGCCCATGCGCCAATCGCCCAACGCTGCGGCATCCAGGCTGGTCATACGCTTCATGTAACATCGGTCTTTGTGCTCGCCGACGTTCGCCCAAAAGTCTTTCTCGATCTGCGCGAAATCCCAGTCCCTGTAGTCCTCGTCGGCGTTCGGGACCGGCGCCCATGGATCGATGGCAGTCACGTGGAGATCTGGCAAGTGCTCGAGCATGAACGCGGTCGTGCGGCCGTCCTTGCAGCCCACCTCTACGAAATCTTCTGCCTTGATTGATTCGGCGAGCCCAGCCAACACTTCCCAGCGGCGCAGCGGAGAGCTAAAAGCGTGACCCATCTATGCAACCCTCCGCTTCTCTTTGTATCGTTTCTGGACCGCCCGAAAACACCTCTTGCACTGCCGTCCTTTTGCGTTAAGGACAACGTTGTCTGGTGTCAGCGGGTGCCCGCGCCTACATTGCAATCTTTTCGATGCTGGTCGCCATCTGCCCTTTCCGACCATGTCGGCAATGTTGTCTGCCTGCGAACCAACGGCCAAATGCTCTGGATTGATACAGCGAGTGTTGTCACAGGTATGCATCACGACGTCAGCGGGGAATGGCCGCAATTTCACGCCGTGAAGCCATTCGTAGATATAGCGATGTACACTGACATCGCGGCCACCGACTCTCGCGTGTGGATACCTGCCGCCGCCGAGTGCGCCAGTCCATTCCATGCACTCGTTCATGCAACCTCCCGCTGGTTATCGAACCCAAAACGCGCCTGCAGCGCCTCAGTTAGGATTGAGACAGGCGGGCCCCAATCGCTCCCATGTTGGCGCAGCAGACGCGCAGCCGGATGTGGATACCAGTTCCAGGTTTCGCCGGTCAGCCCGTAACGCCAGGCCGGTCTGGATGGCGTCAGCACGTAAGTCGGATGGCCCATCGCCGCGGACAGATGCGCGACGCTTTGGCAGACGGTCACCACGGCATCGGTAGCCTTCACGAGCGCGGCTACATGTTTGTAATCCCACGCCCAACAGATCGAGGGATACCAGAGGAACCGGCCTGGGCCATGCTCCTTGCCGATGTAGTCACCGAGCGCAGTTACGTCCTCATAGTCGAGGGACACGAACAGATACCGCGGATCACTCAGCAGGTTGGCGAGCACCTGCGGCGGCAGCATGCGGTAGGTGCGGGCCGTGGACATGGTTCCACCCCGCAGCGCGAGCCCGATGACCTTGCGCCCGGCCGCGATCGTCTCGAGATAGCCGCGCATTTCGCGCGCTTCTTTTGGATCGGCTGAATAGACCGAGCCGTGCCACGCGAATGCACTCGATGTGCGTCGATACAACTGAGCCAGATTGCCGAGTGCAATCTTGGCATCAGCGCCAGCGCCGGACACGGTCTCGTCACCCTTGATCTTGCGCGTGGGATACAGCGTTATCGGGTAGCCCGCCGACTTCATCCACGCGGCATACTGGAACAGTGTCTCGAGGCGCGCGTGACACTCGAAAATGATCTCGTAATCCTTCTTGGCCTCACGCAGGATCGTCGAGAACATCATCTCGTCACCGATGCCCTGCTCCGCCCAGACGATCAGCCGCTTGCCCTGGCCCTTCAGTTGCTCATGGAGATCGGGAGTCAGTGCGGGCGGATCCGGCTCGTATGTTTTCTCGATGCGATGCCGGTGGGCTCCTTCCGCGTACAGATCGAACCCGCGCGCATAGTCACCCGCCTCGAGATACAGAAGCCCCAGGTTGAACTTGGCGCCGCCATGATCGGGATTGAGCGCTAGAGCGCGCTCGCCGTATTCGATGCCGGGCCGCGGATCGCCCTCATTCACGTAAGAGCCACAGAGATTGGCGTAGATCTCTACCGGCTTCTCGGCGTGGTCGAGGCCTTTGCGCAGGATCTCCCGCGATTCCTCCACCCGCCCCATGGAGCGCAGAACGCCGCCGAGGTTCGCCCAGTTGGCCGGATGCGGCTCGAGCTCGTGGGAGCGTCGGAACGCCTGGTAGGCCATCGCATTGCGGCCTTCGAAGGAACTCAGGATGCCCGCGTAGAACCAGAGCGGCCCAACGTCCGGCTTTTGGTCTAGCGCAGGCCACAGAAGCTCGTGAGCGAGCTTCAGATTTTCGTCGCGTATAGCTTCAGAGATGCGCTCGACGACATGGTCGAGTCGTAGTTCTTGCATGTTGTCTCTCCGCCCAGAGTGACATGGTGGTTAGAATTTCTGTCCCGGCATCTTGTAGCTCAGGATGAAGTCGCCCATGTAGCCGACGCTCATCAGAGGTGCCGTGTTGACGAGCACGATATAGTCGTAGCGCGGCATGGCATCGTCCGAGAGCGAGTTTTGTACGCTCGTGCCGAGCAGCCGCGTGTTACGGATCGTCGGCGCCGAGCTGTTCGTGATCGAATACGTGGCGCTCGCAAAGAACATGTCTTGTGAGGCGCTCGTGCCGATCTTGAAGACGTGCCCCAGCGACGTGTTGGTGAACGCCGTGCCGCCGTAAAAAACGCAATCCAACGGGATCGCGTTCGCCGGCAGTTTCCCGATGAGCAGGATGTCGCCGGCAGACACGCTGACCGAGAGCGAGATGCGGATATCGATGACATTGAGGCCGGCGTGCACCGCCTCAGGCTGCCGGCCGTTGGTGAGGTCAATCGTGGCCATTTACAGCGCCTGCCCAGGCATCTTGTAGAAGACGATCAGGTCACCGACGTAGCCAAGCGTGGCGCCTGCGGTGCCGACCATCTGCAGGTTCACATACCGCGGCATCTTGTCGTCCGACAGGCTGAACTGAGCCGCGGTACCCAATCGCTTCGTCGTGCGATAAACCGCAGCCGAATACGTCGCCGAAGCGAAGAACGCCGACGGTGAAGCCGAGGTGCCGAACTTGGCCGCGAAAGTGCCCTGGCCCGTCGCGGTGCCGCCGTAGAAGATGGCGTCGGTCGGAATCGCATTCACCGGCAGCTTGCCGATGTTCCATGTGTCGGTCGGAGAGACCGTGACCGAGAACGAGAGCCGCACGATGTAGGCGTTCTCGCCCGCATGCACGGCTTCCGGCTGGCCGGTCTGGTAGGACAAGCCGAGCTGTCGAGTGGCCATTAGCTTGCCACCTCATAGCTGCTCATCGTGACGCAGGCGAAGTCGCTCCCGTTGAAGCGTGTCTTCACCAAGCCACCGATACAGCCGGCACCGACGCCCAGCTGGTTCTTGTAGTCGAACAACTCCTCTTCCCACGAGAATGTGTTCTTGCCGTAGCCCCGGCCAAAGGCCAGGCAGGCTGCCTGAGCGCCGCAGAGCACCGCGCGAGCAACATCGAGCGTGCCACCCGTAGCACCCACAACCAGCGGGACGCGCACGCTCTCGTGCAGCACCACGTTGTTGTACATGCCGAGCGCGCCGGTAAAGATCGGGTTGTCGGTGATATCGCCGCCCTGCATGGCCGCTTTCTGGATGTCCGACCACTGCGAAGAGGCCACGCTCTGCCGCAGGCTCGTGACCTGATACGGATGCAGGAAGGCAACCAGCAGGTCCTTGTTACCCACGCGGATCGGACGCAGATAGTTGACCGCGAGCTTGCCTTTCTCGACGGCCCGGTCGATCAGACCCAGATGGAATCGCGCAACCGTGGTCGCCGAGAGAGAAGCCTCGGCAGTCGCGGCAATGCCGGACGAGACCGCGGGCCCAATGTTCCCAAACACTTGGTGTCCCGAATCCGGCGCAGTGACTGCCTGCATTCCGGTGAAACGGGTATCGGCCTGCGCTGTATTGCCCGTGATCTGGTTGAAGAACCAGCGGTCGATGCGCTCGCTCCACCAGTCCGCCAGGCCGTCTCGGGCCTCATCGCGGATCTTGAACGGGACGCGCTGCTCGCTCATCTTGCCGCCCGAGCGGACAGCATGACGCAGCTGATCAATGGTCACGTTCTGCGTGTAGGTGACCAGCGCCTCTTCGTTGCCCTCCAAGGTGTTGTCACCCTGGACGCCTGCGCCGTTGAGCTGCTGCCGGATGCCGAAGGTAATGCGGTCGCCCGCGTCCTTGTTCACCTCGGTCTTGATCTGGATCAGCGAGTTGCTGTCCGTTCCCATGAACTGGAGCGCGAAGGTCTTCTTCAGCGCTTCCTTCATGAGTTCGTTAGACCATCGTTTGACGGCTAACGGTGAATTGACGGGAAAATCTGTTGCGGCCACGTGGTAGGACTCTCCGAACGGACAACGAACCCCGACCTGGAGGTCGGACCTGTTGCCGCGGATCGCCGTGGCGCCGAATGCTTTTACGTCTTATCGGTCGGACGAGACCTGAGCTACTTACGCACTGCTCACGCGAATGACGGACAGCCTATGCCTTGGCTGGCTGCCGTCAACACTCAAAATGCGCGGATTCAGTCGCATGGATACCAGCGCCTAAGCCATGATGGAACAGACCCGTTATCCAGACACGCCGCCACAAACAGCCCGATGAAGATGTACACGATGGTGGCCATAAACAAAGCGGCGCAAACATCAATGGCAACGTCATATCCGCTCATTTGCGCTTGCGCACCCCAAACCGCTCGGCCAGCGCGCTGGTGAATTCCGGCATCTCATCGCCCGAATCGTCTTCAGCCGTTGAGGCCGCGCCACCGCCGCCCATGGAACGTACCGCGTCCTTGTCTACTTTCGGGGCTGGAGTCGCGGGTGTACCGGCCGTGGCTGCACCCGCGGGGGCTTTTGGGACGTAGCCTATGGTTCGCGCGTACTTGTAGGCGAAGTCTATCGGATCGCCGCCACGTTGCAGGATGTCGCGCGCCGCGTTGACTTCCTCGGTCGCGATTTGACGAACGATCTGCTCGGGTGTCGCCTGCGGATACGCCAGTTGTAGTTGCGCACCGCGGACCTGACGGATATGCGTGACCGCATCGTGATAGTCCGGCGTGCTCTTTAGGAACTCCTGTTCCTTAGTGCTCACCGTGCTCAGCAGGTTATTCAATTCCTGTTGCGCCTGGTCTCGCTGTTGCCGTTGCTTGTCCGATTCGTCGAGCTTCTTTAGCGCATCCTGGGCTTTGGCCAGCTTCGCATCGACGTATCCTTTGGGATCCTCCAGGAAGTCCGGGTCTTTCTGCTCACCGGCAGTTTTTGCGGTCTCCAGAGTGGCGAGCCGCGATTTCTCCTCGGCAGTCAGGCGCGGCTGAGCCTTCAATTCCGCAATTTCAGCCTTCAGCGCTTTGATCTGGTCACGCGATTCATGGAGAGCCGCCAGTGGAACTAACTTGTCTTTACCGTCTCCTTGGGCAGAATCTCCAGCTGCAGGTTGATTGTCAGCTCGTGCCCCAGCTGCAGCGCTTCCCGAAGCTGCGGCTCCTTCGCCTTCAGCGCTTGCTGCAGTAGCCCCTGGCACTGCCCCCAAACCTGATTTATCGCCCGCTGAATCTGCTGCTCCGGTGTCTGGGGTCGCACTGATGTCGGCTCCTGTGTCTACTGATTCCAGAACTGTGCTCATGTTAGCCGCCTCTATTCGTCAAATTTCTGACCAGCAATGATTTCGCCGAGTCTTACTCGGAATGCTTCAATTCTAGGGCGAATCGTTCGCCACGCACGCACACGCCAAGGGAGCGCCATCCATTCATCATGATCGCGCGCGCGACGCGCAGCGTCCGCGAATATCGCTTCGATATTGCGCTTGCGAGTCATCTCTCTGACCAAGGCTGATGACCACGCGCGCACGTTGATAGATTTCTCTTCACCACCATCGACCAACTTCACGCGTGTCCCCCAGCCTGCATCACGCCTGCTTCCGCAGCCTTGCGGATCGTCTCGACATGATCCAACGCGATCTTTGTCGGCGCTGCGATCGCGCCGGTTTGTGCTTCCACCGTCTTGAGTTGCGCATCCGCCGATGCCTGGTCGGCCTGGGCATTCGTCTTGCGGATATCCGCCTGAGCTTTTCCGGCAGCCATTGCCGCAGCCTGCTGTTGCTGCTGGGAAGGCGGCTGCTGCAGGCTCGCCAGCCATTTCTGCTTCAGGTCATCCGGCAGCGGTGAGTATTGAATAACCTGCGGCGGAATCTGGACGCCAGCCGATATCGCCAGCGGGATCATCTCCTTCAGCGCGGCCCAGACACGCTCCTGCATGTTGACCGAGGTCGGCGCCTCATCGACGATGATGTCGAAGACAGCCGTCAGCGGATCACGCATCAGTGGAATGTACTGCGCGCCCTCCTCGCCCACGATACGGATCAAACGACCATCGGCCATGAAGTCGCGGATCATCCACAGCATCGTGCGGCCGGCTTCCTGGTAGTACCGGCGTAGCGCATCGAAGTACCATGCAATGATCGCCAGCGCGCCTTGCTTGCGCTGGGCCTCAACAATGCCGGGTTGGTCTCCCTGAGACAGCCCGAGTAGTTCGGCGTTGATTCCGGACACACCGGGCAGCGCGTCCATGCTGAACTGCATGAGCCGGTCCATACCCTGCGGGTACTCGCCGGAGGGCTTGGTTTGGAACTTACCGGCTGCGATCGCGCCACTGCGCAGCCAGGTCACCTTGCTGGGGTCGGACCACGATTCCTCGAACTCCGCCATATCCTCGACGGCGTCTTCCTCCATCATCACGCCGCCCTTGGCGTTCACCATGAGCTGCCAGATGATGGACGAGAAGAACGCGTTCACCCAACGCTGCGGGTCCCGCAGGTTGCGGCCGAGACCGAACCACAGATTCTTATTGCGATCGCGCTTACCCGTGATGGCGTGAAACGTGAAGGCCGGCAGATCTTTGATCCCTTTCTTGATGCCGCCACCGGTCACCCAGGCCCGATAGTACTTGCGGACCTTCTGCATGACCGGTTTGTATGGGATGTTGGCCGCTTTCAACTGCGCCTCGATCTGCGGCCACTCCTCATCCGAGAACGTCTGCGTACCCTGCCCTTGGCCGGGAAATACCGCAGTGACCTGCCAGATTTTGTGCAGGCACCAGAACTGATAATCGGCGACCAGGTAGTGACCGCGGATCTCGCCTTGCATCCCAGTACCCTTGTAATCCTGCGGCTTGTTGATGACCTGCATACCCATCTCGAGGTCGCCCGGATCCAGGCCCGCCACATCCACGCTGCCCGTGGGCTCCTCGTCGAAGAACTCGACGTACTGCTCGTACGTCATGCGCTTGAGGCGCACATTCCAGCGCCGATCGACGAGATTCTTCTTGCGCGCGGTTGTGTCCCAGAACATCTCGAGCGGGTCGCGCCGCTCTTGGGAAATCAGGCCATCCGGGTCCGACTCGTCGTCGTAGAAGTCCTCGATCCAGCCCATACCAGTCAGCAGGCAGTCAGCGCCCGCGTCGGTCTCTTCGTAGTCGGCGCCGCACTGGTCGCGGCACCAGGCCAGCGCTCCAGTGGCTGTCTCATTCACAGCAGCCTTGCCGAGCGTGCGCGGGAAACAGCGGATGTCCTGACGGTTGTTGATCTGCAGGCCCATGACAACGTCGATGAACTTCGCCATGAGGTTGAAGGTCACCATTGGACGGTTCTGTTCTTCCATCCTGGCAATATCGTCCGTATCCCATTGCCGGCCAGCCTGGAAGTCGTACAAATCCTTGGCTTCCTTGCGCCAGTCATCCGAATGCGACTTGCTCGCAGCGACGCGGCGGCGGAACTCATCTGTCACCGATTGCTCATCGAGCTTCGGCATCAGATCCGGGTTAGGCCGCGGCATCTGCTTCAGATCCGCCTGCTCGGCAACGTCGTTTAGCGGCTCATCCACGTTCCACCTCGGCCCTTGCCCTGTGCATATCGATCACGTGGGCCGCGTTCCGCCAGGCGCGGCCATGGTATGTTGATGTCGAAGATTCGTGCCAGCACGTCGAGTCCGTCGTCATGTACAGGAACCGGCCATGCCGCGTATTCCTCCTCGATGAGCTGGTGAATCAAGTCAACCGTCTTCTTGTCGTACTGCGTGTACATCAGCCGGTACGGCATGTAGAACCGGCCAGCTGAAAACACAGGCATCAGCCGGTTGATACGATCGACCTTGGAGAGTCGTCCGCCGAGCTCCTCGATGTCGAATCGGTAGTTCTCATCGCGCTGCACCGTCTGTATGTGCGAGATGTCGGAATCCTTACCGTATTTCTCGTAGCCTGACTTCATCGGCTTCCAACGTCGATGCATGTCAATGAAGGCCCTGGTGCGCTCCTCGAGGTTTAACCGGTCACGCAGATAATCGAGCAGGTAGTAATTCTCGTCCGTGGCCAGCCCAATGACAGCAATGGTCGTGTAGTCCGATTTCTTGTTTTTCTCGTTGGCGGGATCGCACAGAAGCGCGCGGTTCATGCCCGACCAATTGCGCATATCCTCGTAATGGCGCAACCAGAGCTTGTCAAACGTCTGTTTACTGTCCACGGTCGGGTTCTGCAGCAGCTGTGCGCTGGCGACGTATGGACCCATGTCGCGCGCTTTCTTCTGGAACTGCTCGCGAGTGAGGTAAACCGGTTCCCCAGTGAGCGTGCCGTCGTGCGTCGCCGGCCGGATGCGCGGCTTCACCGCTCCGCGCGCGATCATCTCGCGATAGGTATCCGCGTGACTGTATCGCGTGCCGATGACTCGCAAACGAGTGTCGGTCGTGCCCAGGTTCAGATGCAGCGACCATGCGTCTGTCGTCTTCTGGATCATGTCGGGCGAGCCGACACTGCCCAGAGTGACGATGTCGTCGTCGATGAGCACATCGAAGTGCTTCGCGGTCGGCTGACCATCGACGACGCCCCAAGCCTCCACCGTGGCTTCCTTGGGGTTGGAACGACGACGGACGACAAGTCCATCATCCTGGCTCCACGTCGGCGCCTCGCGCTCGGCATTGCCCCAGAGCACGTCCGGAAATAGGTCCTTAAGGTCGCCGTTTGACTCCAGCTCGTGTTTGAGTTGCCGAAGGAACGCTTTCGCGATCGGGCGCGTATGGCTGAAGATGCCAAACGTCGGCTCACGGCCGTTCCAGTGCGGGAGCGGATCGTCGCCGTGACTCGCGAGAATGTCCTGCAGGGTCTTGCCGAAGGTGATGACCGTCGATTTGCGATGATCGCGGCCCCAGAGGTCCAGATACCCATCGGGTTCACGTTGAACTTCCCGAATCCGAGCCAGGAGCCATGGATGCTCCATGTCCGTTCGTCCCAGCACGTATCTCAGCAGGTAGTACAGATCCGTTCGTATGAGCTGGCGCGTTCGAGACAGGCGCTCCGATGGTGAGAGCTCGAGCAAGCAATTCACTAGCTCGAAGTAGTGCCGCCTCACTGCTTCCACGGCCTACGTCCTGAGTCTTGACGGGCCCGCCGTCCTTGCCCGTGATCTGCAGCGGCAGCAGCTTTCCCAGCAGTTGAGCGAATACGGCAGGATGCTTCTTGGCGACCCGCGCCAAATAGGTCTCGCCGCCGACCGTGACAAACGCATTTTCGATCGCTTGTCGGACATCGCGCGTGAGTTTGTTGGGAGTGCCTTTCTTTCGACCTCCGCGGCGCTCACCTGGTGCTGAACCTTTACCCGCCATGGATGTTGCTAGTAATCGCTACTTTTGCGCAGATTCGTTCTTGGCGCGCCTTGGCTCGGCGAATGATGTCGAGCAGCGTGCTGCGGCCGATAGCGTACTCTGCACATAGCGCTTTCGATCCAAGCGTTTTGCGCAGATTGACCTTGCGCAGGATGTCATCTTCCTGGGCTTCGGTGAGTTTGCGGGGCTTCGTCATATCGGTCTCATGCTCCACTCGATGGCAACGGGCACAAAGCCAGCGCACCTCCAGCGGCTTCGAATAATCCTCATGGTGCTTCTGGGAGTCCGGCTCCCCGCATTTCTCGCAGGGCTTTTTGAGCAGCTGCCCACGTTTCTGCGCCAAATTTGCGTGTG